TCAGTCTCAATGCTGCGCTTGTGGCTTTTTTCCAACAGCCAGCGGTCAAAGGCCTCGCCCAGGCTTTTGTTGGGCTTCTCCTTCAGCACGTTGACGCGCCAGAGTTCGCCTCTGCGGATGTCATGCGCTTTCTGGGCCTCGCGCTTGTCGGACGTCTTGAGCGATTCGCGGATGCGCTGCCCGTTGATCTGGACGTCAAGCCACCAAGTATCGCCACGCAGTTTGATTGCCATCGTTGTGTCTCGTTGTGGGTTGGAACGGTGACATCATCGCATCAGCGTGAGGATTCCGCAATGCCCCATTGTGCGATAAGCGCACTGTCTGCACGGCCATCGTCTTTCACGCGCTTGAACAGCCCCGCCTTATCAGGCCAAAGCTCCATTGCCCGCTGCCTTGAGCCTCCCTTGCCGCCAGCCACGCGCATGGCCTTTGTCCAGACTGCTGGCGTCACGGTGGTGACAGGTATGCCCATGCCCGCCAGGACGCCGCGCACAAGCCCGTAGGCCTCGCCAAAGGCGAACATGGATGACACGCCCTGCCCAGGCATGGCGCTGACCTTCTCAATGAAGGCTGTGGCATAGGGCGCATAGCAGCGCAGTTCTGAGGCGATGACCTCAGGCGCTACGCGCTTTTTGTAGGCGTTGCCAATCTTGACCTCAACTGTGGGCATGTCGAGCGTGTCAACAAGCCCCTTTCTGACGTCGATGATGGCAATGGCGCCCGACATTCCAGGGTCTATGCCCAGCACATAGTCAACGCTCATACGACCTCAGACCAATCAGTCGCAAGCATCTCCTCCCAGGTGGGCACCCAGGCAACGTCTCTGTCCCGGTGCCACATATAAAACCCGTTGTCCTTGAGCCTGACCCACGCATCGCCCCAGTCTCTGCGGCGCACGCGCTCGCCTCGCCTGAGCGCATCAAGCGCAAGGCCGAAAGACAGATGTGGGGGCTTGATTGGGCAGCAGCTTTGCTTGGCGCTTACGCTCGCGCCATGTCTGGCAGCGTTCCTTGTCGCTGATCACGGGCGGCTTTCTGGCATCGCGCTTGTCGCCCAGCGCGTACACAGCCCGCAGGTACTTGCGGCCCACGCCTTCCCTTGTCCATGAGTGGACGTAGATTTGCTTGGTCACCACGCCAATACGCATCTTGCTGATGGTTGACCCGACGTTGCAGTAAGGCACGCCAGGGAAAAACAGGGCGACCTCATGCATTGTCAGCGGGCCGCACTCGCGCAGGACGCTGCGGACGTTCTCGTAGGTGAGTTTCATCGTTGTGTAGTCACCCGCCCGCACACTCGGCACTTGACTGCGGCGTACAGGGGCTGGTTGCAATAGTCACAGCCACCCGGCTCCTGCACCGGCTCTGCTGGGCGCTGGGGTGGGGTGGTGAGATGGATTTGCACAACCCTACGCGCAGCCTCGTACCCCTCATGCCATTGAGTCTCAGGCTCGCCGTTGTCTTGATTTGCCCACTTGTGCAGCCAATCCAGCGCCACCGGCTCCTGCACCGGCTCTGCCAGCGCGTCTTCCAAGTCCTTCACCACGCGCTTTGAGTCATCCTCGTAGTCGGCCAACATCCAAAACGCCTGCAGCGCCTGCAGCGCCTGCAGAGTCTTGGTCACGCGGGCTTTGCGCTCACGCACAACAGGTAGATCGCGCTTGGTTGGCACTGCGTCCAGATCATCGCTTGGCATGTCAGGCCACGGGTCCACAACCTTGGCGTTAGGAAACTGCGCCTTCATCGGCGCCACATCCTCAATCAGTGAGCCAGGGCAGCGGTGCAGCTCGGCAGATGTGAAGCGTGGCTCAGGGCCGGGGCCATTGCTGAACTCGACGCCGCTGGTCTTGTGCTTGTAAACCACGTAGTCGTTGCCGCCGTCTTGCGGCTCGGCGTATGGCACAAGCGCAGGGATCATCAGGTGATCCTCGCAGCCCTCGCGTTGCTCCTGCTCGGTCAGGTGCTCCATGTGGGCATCGCACCGCCATGCCGCATTCTCAACAGGTGACGCATGGCAGCATGTGCGGCAGTTTGCCTCTGCTGCTGTGTCGCCGTGGCAAACCGGGTGGAAGTTGCAGAACTTGCACTGCCAGTTGGTTGGATCGTTGCTGATGCGGGGCGGTGGCTCTGTTAACGAAATTAGGCGCTCGGCCTTTGCCATCAACGTTTTGAAGCGGTCAACATCGAAATGCACCCATTCGGTGTAGACGTCATCAGTATCCTTGTCCACGCCCATGTAGAGAGCGCGGTCCAACTCCATCAGGCCCATGTAGATGGTCATCTGATCGAAGTGCTGCGGCTTGGCTTCGCGCACGCGCTTCTCAATTAGCTGTGTGAATGACTTGTGCGAATGTGTTTTGAACTCCAGCACTGCAGGAGTCTTGGGAGCCTCTGGCAGGCCTTGAGCCACGCCATCGAGTGAGCCACCAAAATGGCCGTTGTGTGCGCTCACGCGCCACTGCCCGCCTGTTGCTGGGTCAGCATCCCAGACCTCTGCGCCAATGCCGCGCAGTTCCTCAATCAGCCGCGACTCCTCGCGCACGCCAGTTGAAAACAGACGCAGGATGCGGCCAGGAAACTTAGGCTTAAGCGCCCAGCGCCAGGACAACCAGATGTGTCGTTCGCACTCATGGCCTATCAGGCTGGCACCCATGTGCGGGCGGTGTTCTTGGGGCTTGCTCTCATACCATTTGACGATGGCTTGAGCGGTTGTGTGTTGTGAGTCAGGCAGGCGCATGTGAAACCCTCTTGATTGCGTAGGCCCATACGGCACCACCGGCTACCTTCGCGGCAAACTGAGCCAGCACGATGTGCGGCATCAGGGCTCCGAATGCGATTGTCGGAAACAGCAATGAATCCACCGCAGCTCCTGCCACGTTTGATCCGTTGGCGCGGAACAGCCAAGACCCACGCAGCTTGGCGAATACGCTCCAATCAACCACAGCGGCACCAGTGAAGGCCACAGCGGAGGCGATAGCGATCATCCCTGCTGCGGGGTTGAGAGCGTATGTGAGCAGGCCTGTTGCCGCGATAAGCCCACCCATCTGCAAAGCCTTCAGACGGACATGGAGCCAATCACGCAGAGCCAGATCAAGGCCGATCAGGACAAAGGCATTGATTGGTGTGATCCACGGCCCAAAAGTTGCAACCGATAAGTTGGCGAGTGTCATTGCAGCTGCATACGCAACACATGCAATCAGAACAGGTGACATTGAAGATTCCTTTCTTTCCATTTCGTCGGAGTGTTGCGGGCGTTAATCCTTTGCGCCATCAACTTTGCGGGTGTGTTTGTGTCTTTGTAGTTCCTGGCTACGTTCACGCTGTCAGCACTTGCAAGCGGATACTCGCTGCCGCCCATGTCAAGCATCCGCAGGCCATGAATCCAAGGAATAAACCTGCGCTTGCACAAAGCGTTGAACGCTTCATCCATGCGCCTGCACCAGTGTTCTGAACCAATCTTCCAGAACTGACCAGAACTGCCAAAGCAGATGCGCGGCCATTCGTCAGCAAGTTCCAGCAGGTAGTCAATCGGCAGAGCCAAGTGCCACACAGGCGCACTGAGTTCTTTCGGATGAGGCCACCGCTTGAGCATGGCGCGTTGCAGTTCAACTGATCCATCAATCACATCAGGCACAACCGCCCAGTGCGGATGACCCAAATGATTGCCAGACCATTCAATGAACCCATCGACGTCAATGGACTTTCCTTGCGTGAACGCTGAAAACGCTCCGTTGTCCAGCATTACGGACTGCCCAATCTGAAGACAGACCTTCAAGTCCGTGGGCGTCCAGTACGACACGCAGAAGTTCTCGCCAGTCATGGTGAGCAACTCGCTGCGTGGCGTTAATGGGGTTCCGTGATAGTGAAGCATCTACAAACATGAGGTGAGCGGCCCCCGCGCAACCGGGGGCTATTGCGTGCTAGGAGAGAATCCACACGCGCACCGGGCTTCCGGCCGCTCAAAGTTTTAACGTGCCCAGGGCCGTGCGCCCGCAGGCGCGGCAGGCTTTGCAGGTGCGGGCTTAGGCGCTGGCGCTGCAGCCTGACCGTAGGACATCACGCGATTGCGCGTCGGGTCTTTGCGGTCAATCTCGACGCCAATGACAAACGGGATGTCGTGCAGCTGCTCAGTGTCCGTCAGGTCATCAACACCAACGGCCATGCACAGAGCGCCCAATGCTGCCTTGGCGATGTCCTCGGCCTGCTTGTTCGGGTTGCTGACGTTCAGACGCTCCCAGATGCGGCGCCCTGTGTACTCGCCATCTACGATCTGCATCTCAAGCTCGATGTACTCGCCCGTCCCGGCCTTGGTGGCCTTGATGTCGGACTGCGCGATGATGACCTCGTAAGAGCCAGGGGGCAGAGGGCCGCGCTGCGGGGCAGAGGGCTGGGGTGCGCTTGATGCGTTGAAAGAAAACTGTGCCATCGTTGTGGTTCCTTTGAGAGTGATTAGGCGATTGCCTTGGAGAACGCTTCCCAGGACATGGGCAGCGATTCGGGGAGTCCGTAGCGGTTCTTTGCCATGTAGGCAGGGCGCTCGGACGTAAACAGCAGACGCTCGCCCGTGCTGATGCCACGGTTGGAGGTCTTGTTAAAGCCAACGTCATCCTTCTTAACGATGGTCTTGTAGTTCGCAAACATGACGGCATCAACCCACTCGCGCAGGATGGCATTGCTGCGCTCCTGCAGCTTGGGCTGATAGCGGTCATAGGGCTCGACCTCGGGGGAGTCAAACCGCTTGATCTGGCAATGGGCAATCAGGATGACAACCATGCCCTTGTCGTTGCGCAGGGCGTTCAGCCCTGACAACACTTCGCGCCAGCGTTCGGCCACGATCATTGCGCCCTTGCCGTATGCCAAGTCTTTGGCATCGTGCGTGGACTCGACGTCAGACCAGATCAGGTTATCGAGCCAGTCAACGCTGTCCAGCACGACAGTGCCGAAGTCATGCTGATCCGTGACCAGTGATGTGATCGCGTCAAGGACGTCAGACGCCTTGGTGGCAAGCGGAAAGTGATCAACCTGCAACGAACCTAGATAAGGTTGAATGCCATTACGCTCTCCGATAAGTGCGCGTCAGCCTCGCATGTGCTTGAGGTCTGACGCTTGTTGTAAATCCAATGGGTGTGATGTCAGGCGCAAACCGCTTCGCCAGCCCGCCCCAAGCGTTCGGGTGATGGGGCTCGCCAATGTGCGGAGTTACCCACATGCGGAACTGCTCAAGCGTGAACTCGGGCGGTGCCTCATGCGTGAGCCAGTGACGCCAGCCATGCTCGACTTCATCGGCCCAGGCTTGCGCGTTTGCCATGACGGTATCAATGCCCGCATCTCTCAGTTCGGCGCCGTTCATACGAACTCCGCGACAAGATCAGGCGATGATGAGACGCCACGCGGGCTGTACAGAGTGCCTGTGACGCGCTCGGCATAAACATACTTGTCCTTGCCGCCGACATAGAGCTTTGTGAACTCTGCCGTGCGCCTGCTCTCGCTCGGTTTGTGAATCACATAGCCATGCTGTACCTGCGCTGTACGCAGCATGTGCATGTCCAAGTCATCAACGCATGTCTCTGCAGTAATGCGGACCCAGCGGCTCCCAGGCGGCCTGTACCTTCCCACCTTCGCAGGCAGGAACTGAGGTTTCTCCTGCATGGCTTACTCGCTTGAGAACTTGATCGACACGCCCGTCTTGGCGGGCTTCGTCTCAATGGCTGGCGCAATGGCCTGCCACAAGTCTGGCCTGTGCTGGCGTATGGCCTTTAGCCGCGTCTCATCGGCCTCGACCTTGGTCTTTATGGGGCGCACATCCTCGGGCCAGTTACCAGCCAAAGAAATGAGCTTGTCCACATCTGCCTTGTAAGTGATCTTCCCTGTCAGGGTGATCTTGACGCCCTGCGGCGTCTCGAAAGTCTCGGAGCCTTCTTCCTTGGCGGGGTGCGCCTTAAGCAGGTCATCCTCAATCTTGATGCGCTCGGCCTTGGCGGCGTCTTCGCGCTGCTTGGCAATGCTCCACAGCGTTGCCAGTCG